AGGATGGAGAATGACCCAGAGATGGAAGTAAGTTTCAAGGATCTCAAGGAGCTGTCCATAGCTAAGGCTAATGCTTCTAGAGAAGCGCTTACTGCACGGGGCGAGGCTACGCAGATAACCGAGGACAGGAAGGTATTTACCCAGGATGACTACGAGGCCACGATCAAGGCAGCTAGGGAAAGGATCCAGAAGGCTAAGGTAATAAATGCGGAGGTAAAGGATGCCTAGGTCAGTCATAGATGATAGCTATGACCCCATCTACGACCAGGTTCGGGGAATCCTGGGAGAGCATTTTGAGAACTACTGCTTCATAGTAATGAACTCCGAGGGAGAACTATTCTATGACTACAACCATCTCCCAGCTGGTAAGATGCTTATAAACGAAATGCAATACGAGATACGGGAAGACAACCTGGAGATTGAATGGGACTTCGGTGTTGACCCCGATGACCTGGAAGAAGAGGAATGACTATTGAGTTCACAAAGCACCCAATCCTGGAGTCCCCTACTGACGAAGAGATTGTTATATTAGGTGAAGCGGACCCCAAGTTACTAGCTTCTTTGCACGAAGCTCACGAGGGTAGAATACTGGCGGCGGAGACGGACCCCTTGCGTCATGGCTTCGACCTACCAGGGTGGGGCCGTATGCGTGACGCCATGCGGGACTACGACGAAGTCATAACCTTCGGGGGAAATAGAAGTGGTAAAACCACTGGCTGTGCTAAGATGCTAATGGAGGCCGTTACTAGCAACCAGGACGGACACGTTGTGTGCTTCAGCCAGAATGCGGACACCTCAGTAAAGGTGCAGCAGGCTGCGGTCTGGGAGATGATGCCCAAGGAGTTCAGGAAGAAGACCAAGAGTATTGAGGGTTATATTAACTTCAGTATGCAGAATGGCTTCACTGGATCTAGTTTCATCTTCCCCGATACCAGGACCCGTGTAGATTTCAAGACATATACGCAGTTCAGTAATAACCAGACTATACTTGAGGGTTTCGAGTTCGGGTTCAGAAAGGCTGATAGCCTGAACATAGGTGCATGGCTGGACGAATACCTAGGGGATGCGGCCCTGGTCAATACCCTTAGATTCCGTCTAGCTACCAGGAACTCCAAGATGATCCTGGGCTTTACCCCTATTGATGGCTACACGCCCTTCGTAGCTGAGTACTTAAAGGGCGCGGAGACGCTTGAGACTAGGAACGCTGAACTCCTGGATAAAGCGGTCCCAGTAAAGCAATACAGCCCTGAACGGGATGCTGGTATTGTTTATCTGCACTCGGACGAGAACCCCTTTGGCGGTTATGACCGTATAGCCAAGGACCTCAAGAACTCCAGCCAGGACACAATAATGGTCCGCGCCTACGGTCTACCCACGAAGTCAATGACTTCATTGATACCTAACTTCAGCCCTGAGGTGAATGTTTTATCCGATGAACCAAACAAATACGGAATGACCTTCCCTCCCGTGGATTCACTGACCTGGTATCAGGTAGTGGACCCAGCCTTTGCTAGGAACTACGTCAGTATCTGGGCGGGTGTTTCGGAGGCAGAGAATATATATATTAGAAAAGAATGGCCCGACAGGGACACTTACGGAGAGTGGGCGCTATTCGGGGACCCGAAGTGGAGATACGGCCCAGCGTCCAAGAAGGTTGGCTACGATGTTGAGAAATACGTAGAACTATTTCACGAGATAGAGGACGACATGGGTATAAAGGTAATGGAGAGGATAGGGGACTCCAGATTCTTTGCTAAGGAGAATGAGAACAACGTGGACCTGTTTACAAGTTTCTATGACCACGGGATGAGCTTTATACCATCCGATGGACAGACGGAGGCCGTAGGTGCCACAGCTTTGGACGAATGGTTCTTTTATAACCATGACTACGAAATTGACGAAGCGAACCAACCCAGGTGTTATGTGCATAAGGATTGCGGAAATTTAATAGAATCAATTATTAGCTATAATTCATCAGGTAAATCAGACGAAGCACTAAAGGACTTCTTTGACGCATTGAGATATTTAAGAATGTCCAATGCTGGAATGGGTCCTGACTATTTCTCGGACAACAGTATGGAAACAACCATGAAACATAAAGGAGGGTACTAATGCCTAAGGTAAAATTAACTGCACTATCGAATGAATACGAAGTAACCTTTGAGGAGGCTATAGGTATCGTCCTAGAAAAGATCCCTGAGGAATACATTACTGGCAGGGGTAAGAACACCTGGATCTCCGAAGAAGGCCAGCAGATCATAAAGGAGGGTCTATTTATAGACGAAATAATCCCTAAGAACTATATAGGCAAAGTAATTGCGGAATGCCCGAATCCGAGGTATAATTTTGTATACAACAAGGATATAGGAAAAAAGGTACCAGTAATGATTCCCCGAAGGTTACAAGGCAAGTTCATAGGAAAGATGATTGACTTTGAGGCCATTGAGGATATAAAGGGTGTAAGTTATCGGTATGTCAAAAAAAAGCAAAGTTGATAACACTTTGGACCAAAAGTGGTGCAGGGAGAACTCCGATAGACTGGCGTCATTTGAGATACTCAAACGCTACGTCAAGCACGAGACCAAGGTTCCTATGTCCCACGAAGACCTGTATGATAAAATAGGCGTCTCTAAAACGCAATGGTGGAGACTATTACAATCCCTAAAAGAACGACTTAATGATAAGTAACAATATTTCTGAAGCATTAACCTACCTGTCGGATGAACCCGACGTAAAGGCACTGAACTTAGCATACGACCAAACGGTCACTGAGCTTGAGGCATATTTTGACTTATGCAGAACGTCTTACGACGAACGAAGAAACTTCTGGCCAGGTAAGTCCAGGGATCACCGAAAGCACGGATCCGATGCATTTCCCTGGGAGGGAGCATCTGACATTGAGTGCCACATCATAGATGAGCGAATTACTCGGCTAGTAGCATTGTTCATGTCCTCACTACGTAGGGCCAACGTAAGAGCCTTCCCCGTAGAAAGCGGCGACATAGCACGAAGTAAATTAGTCTCAGGTTTTCTTAAGTGGATGGTTAGCTCAGGGTACATCCCTCGCTTCTACAGAGAGATGGAACTGGGCGCTAACTATATGCTGGAGCGCGGTATATTAATTACATATGTCGGGTGGCACAGGGAGGACAGAACCTTTAAACAACTGATTGATTTGAATCAGATTGCAGAAATAAGCCCAGAGGCCGCAATGGCTATACAGTCAGGGGACTCGGACGAGGAGTTAATACTCCTTCTTCAAAACACATTTGATGGAGTAACAGAGAAAAGAGCTAAGAAGGCACTGAAAGAACTGAGAAAGAACGGGGTTACTGAACTACCGATTGTAAAACGGCAAGTGAATTCTCCCGAAGTTAAAACACTGGCACCCGACGGCGACTTCTTTTTTCCTCCATATGTTACCGATCCTCAGCGAGCGCCTTATTGCTTCTGGAAGACTTACTACACAGCACAGGAGTTACAAACAAAAGTATCTACTGATGGATGGGATGAGGACTTCGTTGATTACATTATATCTAAATACAGGGGCGTCAATATTGATAGCATTGAGCGCGAACAGGAGGGTAGGCGCAGCATAAGCCTTACGGACAATGCATACGAAGCGGACGAACTTATTGAAATAGTTTACGGATACCAGAGACTGATTGACGAAGAGGATGGATCCGAAGGCATTTACTGCACAGTATTTCACAAGGAATTCAGCGGTAATGAAATTGCCCCTGGTTACGCTAAGTTTGAATTACTTAACGGATACGAGGACTACCCAGTCGTAGCAACTCGACTAGCTGAGGATACGAAACGTCTATACGATACCCAGACTATCCCCGACATTCTCCGTGGCATACAGAACCAGGTAAAGGTAGAAAAGGATTCCAGGATTGATCGTAACAGCCTCGCTACCCTACCCCCGATTCTTCACCCAGTAGGACAGGCACCTACGGACTGGGGACCAGGTCGAATGATTCCATATCGCCGTAAGGGTGATCTGGACTTCGCTCCAACTCCTGCATACAATCAAGGTTCCCTGGAAATGGAAACTACCCTAACGGATCTTGCGGATCGACTTGTGGGTTTGGATGAGCAATCACAGATTAGCACAGTTCGACAGCAGTTCCTTGTGGACAAGTTCCTTAGCCATACAGCCGAGGTTCTCAGGATGTCATTCAAGTGCTTCCAGCGATTCGGTCCTGATGAAATATTCTTCCGAGTAACTGGCATCCCTGACGCACAGGTGTTTAACAAAGGTAACCCCGATGAGAACTTTGATATATTAATTAACTTCGATGTCCTTAATGCGGACCCAGAAAATGTTCAGGCAAAGCTCAAGCAGTTCGCTGAACTGACGCAGTTCAATACTAATAATAGAATGAGCATGGACAACTTCCTGGACATTGCGGCCAGTGCGGTTGACCCCGTCATGGCGGATGCTATTCTTCAGCCAGTTGAAAGCGCTCAAGAAGAAGTGGTCAAGCAGGTTACCGATGACTTAGCCAAAATATTTGCTGGTATCGAAATGCCAGCTAGACCAGCAGGAGCGCAGATTGCTATGCAGGTCATACAGGAATACGCCCAGCAGCCCGATATTGCACAACGTGCAGCCACCGATGAAGCCTTCTCTGCAAGATTACAGAAATACATTGGACAATACACATTCCAGATGCAACAAGCCCAGAACGCTCAGATTGGTAGAGTCGGCACGGCCCCTGCACAGATGGGTGCTGTTAATACTCAAAATATGTAGTATTGCTTTATTAACCAATACTTGCAGGATGATTGAGAATAAGACACCCTCACAATTTGCCTTACAGCGAGTTCGTGATCAGCGTTCACAGAGTTACTATGATATGCTTTCCCTTAATGAGGGCAACAAACCTAAGGTCTACAAGGACAGCAAGGGTAACCGCACAATAGGAATTGGCTTCAATCTTGAAGACGCTGGTAATAGAAATTTCCTAAAGCAGAAGGGGATTAACATCAATGAATTGTTCGCTGGAAGGGAGTTAACCGACAGGGAAACAAAAACCCTTTACAATCATAGCCTAACCCAAGCGTTCAGGGACGCTCAGTCATATGACCCTAACTTTGCCAAGAGACCCGAAGCAGTTAAGATGGCGCTAGTGGATATGGCTTTCAACTTAGGTCTAACCAAGTTAAATAAATTCGTGGAGATGAAAAAAGGTCTTATGAATAATGACTACAATGTTGCAGCCGATGAGATGGTTGACAGTAATTGGTACAAGCAGGTAAAGTCCAGAGGTCCCAGGATGGTTGAAGTAATGCGTTCAGCGGCACGATAAATGAATATTCAAGAAGACATAAAGGCTCTTCAAGGTTACGAGTCCTTTGCTAGGTTCATAGATTTAATTCACTCCCTCAGGGAGGAAACAATTTCGGAGTTACACGAAGCTCCATCGGACAGGATACAACAGATATCGGGTCGCATAATTACCTATGACCAGGTACTCCAAATGTGCGATTGGGAGAAACTTCAAGCAACTTTTAAGGACAGGATGTAACCACCTGTGCTATAATCCAAACATCGCAATCTCTCGGCGTAAATGAGTGGCTATTATGACAGATGAAATAACGACTGCTGACTCTGGGGCAGACACAAAACCAGTGGCAAATACTAATATATCCGTAACGGATCTTGCAAATCGTCGATTGGGCGAGATGACTTCTGAGCCAAAAGCTGAGGAAGAATCCAATCCAATTGCTGATGAATCAGTTGAAGAGAACTCAGAAGAGGCTGTTGAGGAAACTCAGGAAGCCGAATCAGAAAACTCAGAGGTTGATTTAGATTCCGAGGATGTTCTTTCACAGATTGACTTGGACACCATGTCCGAGGAGGAATTACAGGAGTTATCCGAAAAGCTAGGCAGTAAGGCTGTTGCTAGATTTGGTGCTTTGACGGCAAAACGCAAAGCGGCAGAGGAGCGACTAGCAGTACTTGAGGCAGAACTCAAGGATAAGAAGAACCCTCTTGATACCCAAAAGAAAGTAGAAAACAACCCGTTCAGTTCATTGGAAACAATTGAACAGTTGCAGAGTAAATCTGCGGAGGTTGATAATATTATCGAATGGGCCGAGGACTTATTATTTGAAAGTGATGGCTACGCCGC